CCGATCTTGATGCTGTTTGATGTAATGCAGGCATACTTTGTAGCATCCGCCTGTCCGCCGGTAAAGGAAAGGATATCTCCCACATCCAAGGCCGGATTCCCGATCGTGTCCGAATCAAACGGAACATAATTCACCACTGACAGGTCGTTAAGGATATTCTCGCAAAGCTGCCGCCTGGTCTCTTCCAGACCAAACTGCAATAGAGGATTCACGCCCAGGTTCATCGTCAGCCCGTCATCAGGATCCAGCGCGTAATACTCCGCGATCTGCGTCCGCAGGTTCGTGGAACTGACCGCCGTGTACCTCGTGATGAAATCCGAAAAGCTGGAAGTGAACCTGTGCGTCCTCTCCACCACAAGCACCGGCGTATTCCCATACTTCCTCAGTTCCAGTTCCCCGGCACGGTTGATCACAAAGAAACCGCCCAGCACCTGACCAACATAGAACAACACATCCCTGTAAGTCTCAATATCATTATCCGAATAGATGGAAAGATTCTCCGTCCCGTTCGGCAGAGCCTCGATCTCAGCCCTCGACTGAGCCAGGCTTACATTGCAGGCCGTGGAGCACAGCACCATGAAATCATAGGCATTGCCGATGGATTCCAAAGAAGTAAATGCCTTCTCAAACCGCACCATAAAGTCATACGCCTTGATTTCCAGACACTTCGCCTTCCTATTCGCCTCCGATACCTCAAAGATCCCCATCGGGATCGTCTCATAGGAACCACCTGCAATCTGCAGATGATAAAACAGCTCCACTATAGCATCTTCCAGCGTATACCTGTTGATCTCGGAGAAAAGCGAAATTCCCATCTCTGCAGCATACACCGTACCAAGCTCGATCTCTGTACTTCCGCAGCACTGACTCGTAATATATCCGCTTCCTTTGACCATATCTTCCTGGTCAAAGTTATAAACAGTCCCGGCAGTCGTCGTGATCCTGCCTGTCCAGTAGTATTTTCTGTTATTTGCCTTCACTGCTGTCAGGAAAGCATTGCTGACCGGATACAAATGACCACCTCCCTCCGGACATAAAAAGAGAGCCGCTGTTACACGACTCTCCATAAAACTGCTTGTTTCAAAGGTTTACAATGTCTGATTATCTTTTTTTGTATAAGATCAGCTCCGGATTAACTCCATCCTGTTCATAAGTACAGATCATGATAAAATCCATATTGGCAATTACGCCATAGCATAATCCCTCTATGATCTCCGACTCCATCTGATTGCCCAGATAGGTTGTCTGATCATCCAAGAATCTGACCTTTGCTCCATTTGGCAACCGGTATTCCAGATTCACATATCTCCCAACAAGTGCATTCAGACTTTCAAGTTCTGGCATTCCATCGATATGAAGCGCATTGATCTCTTCGATCAGCTCTTTCTTAAACTCATCAAATTTGCCGCCATCTCCCAGTTCCTCGTACCGCTTCCAGTAATCCAGCTTTGGCAGCGTTTCTTTCAAATATGCCCGTGCCTGTTCCTCAGTGAATTTCTCATTCACCATGTTACGGACACATACCTCAATCAGCTCATCCATATCGCTGTATGTATAGGTTCCGTCTGCATAACACCATTTGCAATAATCTTCATTGAGACTGCCATCCTCATTTCTTCCGATGATCTCATCCTCCAAAGGCATTCCACAACACTGGCAGATAAGCTTATGCGGCGATCCAAGTAGTGTGTTGATAGAAACATTGAAAAGCCTTGAAAGAATTTTTAACGTTTCTGTATTAGGCACGGTCTCGCCATTTTCCCAGCGTGATACCGCCTGTCTGGTAACAAATGCCTTTTCCGCAAGCTCATCCTGCGAAAGACCGCTCTTTGTTCTGAGCTGATAGATCACATTTTGTGTATCCATGTGCAAGCACCTCCTCTATCCCTGTTTGGTACCTATTCTAATACAGAACAACTTATCATAAAAGCAACTTGCTGTTGCCCCGGAACCTCATTATTAGCAAATTAACAGAGCGAAGGGAAACCCTCCGCCCTGAATCTTTTCGTTTACCCGAAGAGCTGTCCGGGCAGCTTCAGCTTTTCCTTTGTTGGAAATCCCTTGTCGAATTCATCGACCTCTTCATCCTTCACGTAATATCCCTGCGGAGTCTGATAAACACCCGTAACACCTTTAAGATATCCTGGGATCAGTTCCTTGCAGAGAAAAAATGATGAATCCGCATCTTCCGGCAGATCATGGTACCGAATGCCAAACTCTCTGGCAAATGTGAAACCACAGTGACTGTAGAAATCAATGTTCCCTTCAAACAACACTGCTCCGAACCCCATCGACCTAGCCTTTTCCAAGGAATAGTCCAAAAGTGCCTTGCCATATCCTTTACGCTTCAGCTCCGGAAGGATCCCGATCGGTCCCATTGTCAGAACATCAATCGTTCTGCCGTCATCTGCCTCGATGATTGTCTTCATGAACATATTCTGTCCGATCAGCCTGCCATCCTGTTCCATTATGAAATCAAGCTCCGGAACAAAAGCCGGATCATCTCTCAGCACATGGATCACATAATGCTCACTGCATCCCGGTTTATATACGTTCCAGAATGCTTCCCTGACAAGGTTCTCAACTACTCTGTAATCCTTCTTCTCTTCTAAACGAATTGTGCAGTCATTTTTATTCAATGTTTTTTACCTCCTGAAAACTTGTGACTAAAAGCTGCTTCTCAGCGGGAGGCTTGTGTGATTGTCAGCAAACCTCCCGGTCAGCCCACAATCTCCAGTGTGTTGTACTTTTTCAAACAGCGCTCTCCTTAAAATGGTATATTTTCCAGCATTTGCCGTATCGACATCATAACATATATCGACAGTACCATCCATAGAATTTAGAACTCTTTCAATGTAAAGCTCACCTCCCACAAGCTCCCATAGCTCGTATCGCTGACCAGCTTCACCTGATACCCGTCAATATACATCTGCGTATTGACGATGTTCATGGTCTCCATATCCAGATAACCCACGGTAATGCTTGCCAGCTTCTTATACGCCGAAAACTTATTCAGCCATTTCTTCGATACCCGGAAAGTCACGCTGATCTGAACCACGCCCTCCCGGACAACATCTCTCTGAGTGGTTCCCGCTTCCGTTACGCCGCCGCTGTCCGCCTCCACATCCGACAGATTCACGGAATAAGAGGCAGGCATCGGTATGTTTTCATTGTTGAAAACCAGATATTGCATATGTGCCATATTACCTGCCTCCACTTCTTAGATTCATTCTCTGCTGAGCAGTTACTACGATCTCATCAATCATGTCACCGCCGATATAAACCGGGATCACGATATCCCCTGCGGCACCACTACCGGCAAGAGCCGTATTCAGCGCTGTATTGATACCAGAGATCAGATCCCCGCCATTCACACCGCTGCCGGCATAACCGCCCTGAGCCGCCATCACCCTCGGAGTAATGGTCATATCAGAAGTGATTCCGTTCATTGCATTCTCAATCATGCCCCGGCTCTTCTCAATCCCCTTGGCCAGTCCACCGATAAAGTCCGGCATCCAGCTTTCATAATCCGTAAGCGGACCTTCATCCGGCACGGAGAAATGCAGGAAGCTCCGGATCTTGTCTGCAACCGATGAAACCGCATCCCCGACCTTGCCTATCATGGACTTGATACCATTGACAATGCCGCCGATGAAATCAGCTCCCCACTGGAAAGCCTGCGTTGCCAGATTCTTCACGAAATTGATTGCCTTATCAAATCCGCTCTTCACAGCACCATAGATATTCCCGCAGACATTCTTGATGCCGTTCAGCATCGCGTTAAAAGCATTGGAAACAGCATTCTTTATAGCATTGGCCGCATTCGATACCGCAGACTTGATATTGTTCCAGGCTGTCGTAACCGCATTTTTGATCGCGTTCACGATAGTCGTGATCGTATTCTTAATGCCATTCCAGACCGTTGTTACCACGGACTTGATCGCATTCAGCACCGTTGTGATCGCAGTCTTGATGCCATTCCAAGCCGTACTCAGGAAGGTGGATATCGCCGTCACCACAGTCGTGATAACCGACTTAATTCCATTCCATACCGTCGTGAAGAATGTCTTGATCGCATTAAACACCGTAGTCACGGTATTCTTGATCGCATTCCAGGCATTAGTCAGGAACGTGCTGATTGCATTCACTACTGTCGTGAAGATATTCTTGATACCCTCCCACAGTCCGGTAAAGAAATCCTTAATCGCATTCCAGACCGTTGTTGCCGTGGTCTTGATTGCTTCCCATGCTGCCTGGAAGAATGCCTTCAATGCCTCCCATACGGCAATGGCAATCTCTTTGATGCCCTCCCACAGGTCAATCCAGAACTGCCGGAACTCTTCGCAGTTGTTCCAGAGATAAATAAACGCCGCCACCAGAGCAACGATCGCCGCTATGATCAACACATACGGATTCGCCGCGCATACCGCATTGAAAGCCGCAAAAACACCCTTCGCCGCATTGATCACACCTGCCAGCTTCGGCACCAATGTCATAATGGTACCCACGGCAGAGATCACCTTACCGACGATGATCAGCACCGGACCGATAGCCGCAGCCACCAAAGCGATCGTAACAATAACCTTCCTGGTTCCTTCATCCATTGAATTGAGCCAGTCCACAAACTTCTGGATCCATCCGACTATGGTTCTGATTGCAGGCATCAGCAATTCCCCGAAAGAGATTGCCAGTTCCTGCAGCTGTGACTTCAGGATCGTCAGCTGACCGGCAAGGTTATCATTCATGGTCTCAGCCATACCGGCAGCGCATCCGTCACAGTTATCAATCGCAGATGAAAGTTTATTGATATCCGCTTCCCCGGCATTCATCAGAGCCAAGAATCCGGACATCGCATTCTTACCCACAAGACTTTCAGCCGCCTGTGCCTTCTCCGATTCCGTCAGACCGGAAAAAGCCGTCCGGCAGTCAGCCAGAATGTCACTCAGATCCCTCATGGAACCATCGGCATTTGTGGTAGCGATCGTCACTTCACCGATAGCCGATCCGCAGACCGTCACATCTCCAGACAGATTATTCATGATAGTTCTGAGTGCTGTACCAGCCTGAGAACCCTTGATACCGGCATTGGCCATCAGACCAATCGCTTCTGCCGTATCTTCCGCAGAGAATCCCAAAGCACCTGCAATCGGAGCGCAATACTTGAAAGTCTCGCCCATCATGCTGACATTCGTATTCGCATTGCTCGAAGCCGCCGCCAGTATATCCGCGAAATGTCCGGAATCGGAAGCCGACAATCCGAAAGCCGTAAGCGCATCCGTTACGATATCGGAAGTGGTAGCCAGATCCTCACCGGAAGCAGCCGCCAGATTCATGACACCCTCGATACCTTCCAGCATGTCAGATGTCTTCCAGCCGGCCATAGCCATATAGTTCATGGCTTCCGCTGCCTCAGATGCGGAGAACTTCGTCTTGGAACCCATCTCACGGGCTTTTTCTCTCAGGGCATCCAGCTCTGATCCCGTAGCACCTGACACCGCCGCAACCTTGCTCATGGCGGTATCAAAATCAGCGGCAGTTTTCACCGCTGCCGTACCTAATCCCACAACGCCCAGAGTCACAGGCATGAACTTCTGTCCGACATTCGTAATATTATCACCGACCGTCTTCAGCTTCTCACCCTTCGCGGCGATATCCTGAAGAGCCGTGCCGGAAGCCTTCGCCTGTTCCTCCAAAGACTTCAGCTTCTGTTCCGTTTCAACGATCTCACGCTGCAGGCCGTCATACTGGTCCTGCGTGATCGTTCCGTCCTTCAATGCCTGCTCAGCCTGTTCAGCTGCCGTCTTCAAGGTCTCCAGCTTTTCCTTCGTTTCCTTGACGGCATCCCCCAGGAGCCTGTGCTTCTGTGCCAGAAGTTCCGTATTCCCCGGATCAAGTTTCAGGAGCTTATCGACATCACGCAGCTGGCTCTGAGTATTTCTGATCTCTGTATTTACGCCCTTCAGGGCTGTCTGTAGTTTAGTGGTATCGCCGCCGATCTCAACGGTGATACCCTGGATCCGTCCAGCCATCCGATTCCCTCCTTCCTGATTTTGGGTAAAAGAAAAGAGCCGATTTCTCGACTCTTCTCAATAAAGCATTTTCTATTTCAATCTCGTTATCTTCTTGCCACAACGACAGGCTGGTAGAAGCCCGTTTCCTCCGGCATCTTCCACGATACTTCCTTGCAGCCGTTTGATTTAAGCATTTTCGTCAACTCTTCTCGACGCGTTGCTCTATACTCGCAATCAAACTTGCTTACCTGCAAGGTATCTTCATCATCAATGATGTATTGGATAAGCTTGTAATTCTCGTTTTTCCACACCCAGGTCTGAAAAGAAACACGCTGCCCTTTTTCAGTTTTATGAATATATGGCGGGGAATACGACGGTTTCTCTTCTAACAAGTAGTCATAATCACGGAGACTTGCTACAAAAATTCCACCTTCTTTGGTTTGCCCTACAATGCTTCTCACAGCTGATTCCAAATCAGCACTTGTAAGCATGTGTGGCAATGCGTTGTCCATCGCGATTACAATATCGAACTGCTCAGAAAAAGAATCCGACAGAGCACAAAAATTGGCATGCTCAAACCGAATCTTTACATCATTATCCTCAGCCCTTTTTCTTGCTTCAGCAAGCTCTCCATCACTGATATCTGATGCTGTAACATCATAGCCCTGTGCAGCAAGACCTATCGCCTGCGTTCCTATTCCACATGCACAATCAAGAACTCTCGCTTCCTTATCGAACCCTTCTTGCTTAAAGATACGGTCAAGAATAATTGCCTGTTCATGTGTTGTTGCCTGCCAGTCCTGAAACAATTTATCATACTGACTGGCCATATTATCGTAGAATGTTTGAGTAATATCCATC